GTGGTTTCCAGAAGCGTTCGTCTACCTTCTTTCCTCCACTGGACATTTTCTCAATTTCTTTAGTCAGGTTAGCGAATGAACCAGACTTCTTCTTAAGATCTGCAAATGCCATTTGATTAGTGTCGTTGTGTGTTGTGTGTTTGTACTACCCATACAGGGTAACGTACTATTTAGTCGTTGTCAAGGTGCTTTCTTCGCATATCCCTGAGTTTTGTCTCCATATCATCAAGAACCTCGTTGATGTGCTTGCCTCCAGAATACATCTCTGAAAGCGTATCAATTTTGAACTTGATGGACCTTGCCTCCTCGTCTGTGTGGGACATCAGAGCAAGTCTAGCATAGAATACCTTTTGCTTGGCGATCAGTTCCAGAGTTCCCTCTAGATGCTGTCGTCTGCCTTCCTCATCGAGTTCAGCAAACTTTACTGACAGTTTTGCAAGTTCGAGATAGAGTTGCTCCATCTCTTGTACTTCGCCACGTACAACGTCCGATTCGTAGAATGGTTTCGTCATATTGGTAGGACTCCTCTGCTTGTGCGTTTAACGTAGTTTAATTCTTGGGCATTAAACTTAATCTTATCCTTCAGCGGTTTGCTGATGAGTTTGTTAACAGTGTCCACCTCAATGTCAAGATCATCACAGACAACAATGACTGCATCAATATAGTTGACAAGACCGTTGCTGTTTTTGACAACCTCTTCCACAGCAGCAGAAAATTTCGCTTGTGTCATAAATTTGTCTTTGTATTCCTTCATTGTAGTTTTGACTGCATAAATTCGTTGATGTATTCAACAAGTAATTGGTAGTAATAATCAAGATCAGTTTTCTGAATGACCTGCATAGATCCTTCTTCAGTGGCGATAAGAGTTACAATCTTATCAACCTTGACACCACACCGCTCGTAATACATCACAGCGTATGCAGTTTCTTGAACAAAGTAGTTCTCAATCCAGTTTTCTTTCTTAGGTTTCGTAGAAGTTTTGAAATCAATGACTGCTAGTTCACCTTCATACTCAGCGATGCAGTCTACTCGACCTGCAACACGGAGGTGATCACTGAACAAAGGACTTTCAAGAAGATGAATGTTGTCAATGTTCTTAAGAGTTTCCTTTGCTGTTCTGAATAAAAAGGATGCTAAAGGATTCTTATCGTCGAACTTGACAGTTTCATTCTTCAGATAACATTCTACCATACTATGAAACTTATTGCCACGTGATGAAGCACGACCAGAGATCTTGTTTGCCTCTGCCTCTCCAACACGCTTTCTCCATTTCATAATCTTGTCCTTGGTCCGATGACTGGTGACAGTCGTCACGGAAGGATACCATTTGCCATCACCAACTTCATATAAACGAAGACCATTAGTTTTAGTAACAGCATTCATTTCAGTCAGTGGAACGGGAGGTCCCACTAAGTTAAACATAATTAGAAACCAAGATTAATTTTGCTGATCAGATACTCTCGTACCAGACCAGAGCGAACGATGTCTTCAATACCAAACTCTACACAATCAAACGAACTCATAGTCTGAATGATCTTCATAAAATCTAGAACACCGTTCTTCTCATTTGTTTTGATGAGGTCAGACTGTGTGTAGTCACCTGCGAAGATGATCTTACAGTTCTCTCCCACCCTTGTAATTATACTATCTAATTCGTGAAAGTTCAAGTTACTAAACTCATCAACGATGACAATACAATTATCCATCGTGACACCACGGATGAATGAGGTTGACCAGAATGAAATAGTTTCCTGTGCTCTAAGATTATCGTAAAGCATTTCGAATGCAGCATCGTCTGGCATTTCGAACATATACTTCACCATATTCTTGTAAGGAATCTGGTATAGGTTTGACTTGTCCTCGTGATCACCTGGAAGGAAACCAATCTCCCTCGTAGGTACAAGAGAACGCACCATATAAACCTTCTCATAATTATTATCAGGTTCAAGCACTTGTTTCAGTGCCATATACAGACTGATAAATGTTTTACCAGTACCTGCTGCACCGTGTAGACACAAGTTCTTACCTTCACCATATGATTTGAACACTCTCTCCTGATTAGGAGTGATAGGTTCAATGGTTTTTAGATGTTCAAGATTGATAGGTTTCTTTCTTCGCATCTGTTTCGCTGAACGTGAAAATGATGATGAGGGTGTCTTCCTTTTCCTTTGTGGCATAGTTTAAGTAAAGCGACTGAGGTTCGCTGCAGGGTGATCCTTTTGGATCTTTTGCATCACGTTTTTGAATCCTTCGGACTGTTTAGGTTTACCGTAAATAGTTCCGTTGGTTTGGTTGCCCAAGTATCTTTCCAACTCGGGATGTTCTTCTTTGTATTTATCGAGATCAGCAATCTTCATAAAGTTGGTCGTGATCTCGCCAGTCTCTTTGTTAATCCATTCGTAGGTTGGCATTTATCTGAGGTCCAAAGATTTTGTGTGAATACCGAACAATCCTCTGATAAAAATATTAAAAGAGAGACTCATTCGTGGGGTAAGATTTGTACCCTGTGGTACATAGTGTACTAGATGTGAGGGAAAAATACAAATCATCCCTTGTTGAGGGGTAACTTTATATAGGGAACTATTGTACATATTCCATCCCTCAATGTCTGGTTCGATCATCTTGTACTGATTCTTATTGAAGATCAATTCGGATGATCCCACAGGTGCTGTAAGGAATATGACACCACTGTACATACTATTAGTATGGTCGTGGGAGTCCGCTGCTTCACCATCATTCAGTTTACTGATCCAAGAATTAGTAACTTGGATGTCGTGCTTCTGACTGATACCTTGAACAGCATACACATACTGTTTGATGTGGTGGTTTGTCCATTCGACAAACTCTTTAGGCATTCTAGCAAGAACGTTAGGGTATTGCGTCAGTGCTCCACCACTAGGTACGCTTTCGAATGAAAAACCTGACACTACTTCAGTAACGTCAGGCATCTTACCATCATTATCAATGTAAAGAGGAGATGAAAACAATGGAATAACTTCCATCGTCATCAATCAATCCTCAAGCAAGGTTGTAGATCATCCCAATCCTCAGGACAACCACAGTCTTCATCTGGACACCAGTCAAGTGCACTAGAAATGATAGGGAACTGACAGATGAAGTGTGTCTTCACGATGTCAGCGATACGTTTGTGCTCTAGTTGCGTACCGTTCTTCTCACGCAACTGAATATAATGAATCCAGTTACGAAGATTACCTGTCATATAAAGTTTGGTTGGTGTGGCGAGTGGAAGCACAAATCTTGCACACTCTTTTGCGATCCCATCCTCTACCATTTTCTTGTAGAGATCCATCGCTTCATCAAAATGTTTTGCAACTAGAATCTCATAACGTTGCTTAGTATATTCATCAACGTCATCGATACTGTTCTGTCTGTTCTTTGTATCTTGTCTGCGTAGATCAAACATAGGAATTTTATTGTCCAACTGTGATGCATCTGCATACCGTTGGGAAAACTCTTGGAATGTGAATGACCTGTGTCTCAAGATCTGAGCAGCGATTGCTCTAGTCGTACTGATTTCCAGAGTCATACTTGCCTGCTCAAACACAGACCAGTGACCGTGCTTAATACAATACTTAAGGAGTCCTGATACGTTAGGGTTCTCCTGATTCTTGGGGTTGCTTACGCGAGCGATGTATCCGATAGTCTTCTCAGCGTCAGGTGTGACAGAGACTAGGCATACCTTGGTGGTGTCAGTCGGCATTAGTAACAAATCTGATAATTACAATCATACAAAATGCGTGGAGATAGTTCAGTGTCTTTAGACCAAAGAGGTAAGGCATTAAACCATTCCAACATACCATCAGAAGTAGCGGTCCGAGAAGGAAAACTCCAATGAACTTTCCAACTTGCTCGGGTGTGACTTCGTATTCTGGTTTCTTGATCTCATCAGGAGCATCTTTCTGCCCCTTCATATAGATCATTTTTTCTTTCCAGGTTTCTCTGGGTTTGGATTCCATAATTTAGGTGAGATTCTTCCTTGTGTTTGTTCAAATCCTTTGAACTTCTTCTTGTACTTGTCGTAGTAATGATCAAAGATTTTGACCTGTACTCCCATCACTATATCATACTTTGGTTGATCGTTCTCGTCAAGATAATTAACAAGATACGCATTGTTAGGAAGGTCACGATTGTTTCCTTCCTCAGGACGGACATTCTCTTTAATCATTTTCATCAGGCAGAACCCCGATTACCCCAGTTGATTGATGGGAACGCTTCACTTACAACGTTTTTTGTGATGCGAAACTTCTTGTGCAGTTTCTTATCCTTTACAAGACAGAGGATCTTCGCTTCATCTGCGTGCAATCCTTCGCACATTTGGATGAACATATTCTCTCGTTGCATACGAGGTACATTCTCAGCACCACCCTTGATGAAGTAATAGAACTTACGTCCTTCCTTCTCTAGAAGAGTATGCTCTGTGCCTTGAGGTGCATCGTTAGGTGTGTAAGGTACTTCACCCTCGGGTACAACAGACTGTACAGTCTCATCAAAGTTCCAGATGAACAGAGACCTGAGTGCCTGTGAATTATTTTCTTGAAGGATTTTCACCTTCTCTGCTTTTGTCTTAGCGTTGTGTGCTTTCTGCAGAATTTCTGAGATCATAAGTTTGAATGCCATAGTTAAAAGTCTCCGATCTGTTGGAGCAAATCATTTAGTTCGTTGTCTACAAGATACTTCCACACGTACTTACGTGCAGGAGGATTAAAACTCTCATAGTTATCTATAATCTTTTCTTCAACCTCTTTTGGGATACAAGAAAAGTCTATCAGAGTTTTGTTCCTTTCGTAGTTCGCTTTGTTTTCCTCAGGGATGTAGTCCACGTTCTGTGCCCAGACATCTATCTTCTTACGTGCCAGAGGGCGCTGTCTGCGTCCTTCTGTGAGGCAGGAGTCATCTGATAGGACGTTGGGGATTCCGTCGCTTCTATCGCCTTTGAGGATGTGCTCAGAGATGTAGATGTGAGGGTCTACACCGTTCACATACTTCTTGAGGCA